AAGACTGTGGAGTACCGAACTCTGAATCATAGAACAACAATGCTGCATCTTCATACTTGTCCAAATACGACTTAGCCATTAACAAAGAGAATGCAGTTTTAAAGTGTTTGGATGGACCAGCCCACATTGTCAATCCTGGAACTAATCCACCATCAAGACGACCAGACAAAGCCACATTGATGATTGGGATTGAAGTAGGAATCATATCCTTCTTAGCGAAGAACTTAGACTGCGCAAGAATTGCGGAGTCTTTGATTGTGCTGTTCTTTTTGATTTTATCTAGTATACTCATATTAACCTTTCAGGAATTCTAATAATTTTTCTTCAGTTAGTAAACCAACACTTCGTTTTATTTCTTGATTTTTATCATCAACTAATATAAGAGTTGGAACAGATCGAACTTTATAGTCTTGTGCCATAAACATTTCATTATCAATATCATATTCTTCAATTGGAATATGAATCTTGTCTTTTGCATTATTGATAATCATTGTAAGTCCTTTGCATGGACCACACCACTCGGCATAAAATTTTAACAGTTTCATTTATATCTCCTATTATACATTAACTTTTATTGCAAGGCAACTATGGATTGTTCTTGGAATGTGGAACATCAAACACAAATGTAATTCTAATTACATCACCAACATTTTGTGCACCATGGGACAGTTTATTGTTAAACCAGATTAAATCTCCAGCCTCAATTCTTACAGTTTCTCCACCCACAGTATAATCATATGCACCTTGTATTGCAAGATGATATCTGTCTCTGGTTTGATAGTATGTTCCAATATCAACATGTTGTCCAACCATTCCACCAAGTGGTAAAGAAAGGAATCCACATCTATCAAATTTCTTAAAGTTGCGTTTTAAGAATCCAACAATCTCTGTATGTCTATGGTATGCTGGTGTTTCAACAGAATATTCACTGTCACCCACGAATTGATTTATGTCGGCAATAGTTCCAATCTTTAACTGAAGTGCACCAACATTCATTGCAGAGAATCCATATTCATCAACCAGATCATGGACACCCTCTATTTTCTTTTGTCCACCCCAGTCCTCTGGATACTGATGCAACTGTTTCAATATTTTAGAAACATTGATACCTCTTTTAATAACTCTAATATTAGCCAAAGAAATCCTCCAATGAACTTTCTTCTTGTGTCTTCCAACCTAGTGGTTCAATGACAATCTGTAATGCGTCAAGGAATACCTTCTCAAACATCTTGTCATAATCTATGTATGCTTCCATTTTAAACTCTTTTGGCAGAACCTGAGGGAATGCAATCACATCTTCTTGAAAAGGATTCGGTGTACGAACATAAACAAACTTAATCTTATCTCCATCACGGATTGGTTGATACTTCTTCTCAATACCCATACGCTTGCAGTGATGATTGAATAGCAAAGCACCACGAACATGGATTGGTGTTCCCTTTGTATAAATCGGACTGCCTGCATACTGCTTCAATCCATTCACACCTCGTGGGAAAGCAATCTCTTGAATCGGTAATTTATCAAACTCTTTTCTAAACTCCATAACATATGTATGTAGATCTTTTTGATCACCTGCGAGGATAACTTGAAGCGAATCACGCAACTTGTCACGAATAACCGCAGGTGTAGATGACTTGACCATCTCAAGACCCATAACTTTGATCTTAGGTTTCGCAAACTGAACTCCTTCCGAGTTGTGAACATTAATGACATATCGTTTCTTTGCAGTCCAGATGGCTTTGTCAGCAAGAACCTCTCGTTTCATAACCATCTTCTGCGAATACGCATTCATGTAATCTGATAGTTCGGTGTATCCTTGATCAATGAATGGCTGGAAAACATCTTCACAGATTTTATCCATGTACTTAATCTTGCCATTGGTATCTTTACCTTCGCAAACTTTCTCAATGAGTTCTTCCAATGTCAGATAGATTGAGTCAGTGTCAATCGCAATAACAAAGTCTTTACCCTCTGTCTTGAGAGTCTTGTTGAGGAATGCATTCAACTTGTTCGCCATCCAACGAATGGATAACTGACCAGAAGTGGTAATACCTTCTGCCATTCTAATATCAAAGTAGCGGAAGTACTGATTACCCATCGCACCATAAGCAGAGTTCAAAGCAATTTTCATCGCCATCTGCAGGTTATTCAATCGACTGATATCTTTTAGCAAATGCGACTTGGACTTATCGTTTTGATATTCCTGTTCAATCTTCAACATCTGTTTCTTAAACTTGGAACGATTCGCATACATCTCTTCCATCAACTCAGGCATGAACCCTTTGATGTCTTTGCGATACGTCCAACCATTCGCAGTCATGGCAAGGTCTCTGCGTTTTAGATAGTCTGTATCAATCTCTTTGTTGAGCAACTTGTCAACAGTGACTGACAACTTCTCGGATGTCAGAGTTTCTGGACTGATGTTATACTGCATAATCAAGTGAGGATACAATGAGTTCAAGTCAAAGGAAACAACCCACTTGTGCATACCAATCATAGGATCTTTAACATAAGCACCTTCGAACTGCGCATCTTTACCAGAGTATGCCTTCGCTGGAATGACAATACCTTTCTTACGCAGGTGATTGTAAATGATAGTGTCCCACATACGAACCTGTGAGTAAACATCTTCAGGATTAATCTTCGCATTGTATGCCATGGTCAGATGTAACTCAAGTAGACGCATCTTGTCTTCAAGTTTGTCAACCAACTCTACGTCATGAATGTTATACTCAACAAACATATCCCAGTGATTAGTGTAAAAGTCTTTGAAGTCATTTCCTGGATTCTCTTTCTTCGCATCACCAAGTTCTTCACCAGCAATGTAATCCAAACGATATGACTCTTGTTTAGTGTATGTATATTTCTTGTAAAGTTCGAGATAGTCCAACTGAGAAATACCTAGAATGTCATAGTGAATTTCTTCATTACCTTTAATGAAAGTCTTACGCTGATTGACATAACCCCAAGGACTAATCTTGTTGGCAAATGTATCACCCAACTCTCGCTGAATGCGATGAATCAAGTAGACATTATCAAAAAAGTCTGTGTTCCAACCAGTGATAACATCTGGATAGTTACCTTGCCACCAAATCATAAACTCTTTAAGAAGTTGTTGTTCGTCACGACAGTTGACCATCGTAACATCTGGACGAGTAGATTTATACTCACCATACTTTGTTTGAGCAAAGGTAATAACTTTTTTGGATTGAAGATCCTTGATAGTGATTAGCAGAATTTCTTCGTTGGCAGACTTGATATCTGGGAATCCATTCTCAGTTTCAGTCTCAATGTCGATTGTGAATACTTTAATCTGTTCCATATCCCAGTTGACATCGTCTTCGTAAGTGTCACTGATATATTGATATGCGTAGTTGGTGTTACCGTAAACTGGGAATCCTTCAACACCATCATAGCGTTTGAGAAAGTCTCGAGTCTCACGGATACCTCCAGGTTTTATTTCATCAACAAATGTATCTTCCAAAGTCTTCCATTTTGATTCAACCTTAGAAGTGACAAAAAGCGTAGGATAGAAATCTATCTTACGCTGATATTGTCTGCCATTCTGATAACCTCTAACGAGGATCTTGTCGCCCACTGGGTGGACGCTGGTGTAAAATTCCATTAAACTTGTTTTCCATACATAAGTTGCATTGCGTCAAGTGCGCAGTCGTGAACAGGATGATGCTTGATAACTTCGTGTCGTTTGAAAAGAGGATGATCCACTTCTACATAGCCATTCGTGGTTCCAAACATAATGTCAACTGCAGTTCTGACATCTCTCCACATATTATACCCTGTAATTTCTTGCAAGCCAAATTTAACAGCAAGCGAATCAATTGCCATCTGGTCTAATGAACCTCGTGCCCACATAGTTTGTTTATCAGCATTTGAGAATTGTTTCATGTAATCATAGAACTTTTGCATCCCATTTTCCACAGTCATGTCTTCATGGGATGGATCAAGAGAAGTCTTGCGAACATATTCGTGTTGACCTTTCCACCACTCAAGCGTGGACTTTGATGCAGTACGACCAACACCCATCTGTTCCTTGACATCGAACTTTACAAAACATGCATTGTCCAATAAGTCTTGATAGGTTGGTCGTTTCTCTGGATCAAAGTGAACCATAGCTGCAGAGAGAACCACACAATTGGATTCTACTCCCAGCGTTTCCACATCGAACATGAACATTAGAATCCTCTGCCTTCACCATCTTTAGTAAAGAATGATTTAATCTTTTGCTCTTTAGTCCAACCATTAGTATAATCATTATCTTCATCACAAAGAGCGATGGCTTCTTCTTCAGTAAGAACACGATGCGATGTGATCACTTCTGGTAATGCAAATTGAGAAAACTCTTTTGCATCTTCACAGGTAACATCATCCATGGCATACTCAGGATTAGTGGCAGGTGCTTCAACCATGTAACGCAGACGATATGACTGAATTGCTTCCACCAATACCCACACCGAACCTTCTTTGAGTTTAGTTGGTGATTCCAACTCTTCAATACGAGCAGTCAATACGCTAACAGCAGTATTGAAATGACCAGTACCCTCACTGTACGGATCGTAACGATCAAGTAGAACCTGTCGTTCTTGTTTCAACATATCAATATATTCTTTACTCATTAATCATCTCCTTAGTTAAACCCAACGAATTCTTCAATGCTTTCTCAGCAACTCTCAATCCATATTCCATCTCATATCTTTGTTGTCTCAACAATGAAATTTCACGAGATTGTTTTGTATTCTGTTCATACAACTCTGTGGTATCTTTCTTGAGTTGTTGAACCCAAGTAGTTACTTTATGAATAGTAACCCAAGTACCATCAGCAAGTTTGGTGTGACCATCACGAATGCGAAATTCATCAGTCCATCGATCACCTTCTTTATAAGATGGCATTGGTTCAAACAAAAACAATTCTTGTTGTTCTA